GATTATTGGTCACAGACTAGCCTTCAAAGATTGCATAAAGAAATTAATGCAATCCTTAAGAAGATACCAGCTGATTGTACCTTTGATCAAGGTTCACGTTTAGGTCGACTTAAACCAAATGGATCGTTCCATTCACTTGACCTTAGTAATGCTACGGATAGATTTCCGATAGCCTTACAGGTAAAAGTGCTTTCAAGACTTACGTCTGAAGAAGTGGCTCAAGCTTGGAAGCAAATAATGGTCGGATTACCCTTCGACTATAAAGATAAGAAATATTCTTATAGTGTAGGGCAACCTCTGGGAGCTTATAGCTCTTGGCCGTTGTTTGCTTTGTCTCATCACTGTTGTGTGCAACAAGCTGCTAAAATGGGAGGATTAAAACTCCCTTATAGCAACTATATGCTCCTTGGTGATGATATCGTCCTAGCCGATGACATAGTAGCAAAGAACTACCGTATCATTCTGGCACAGTTGGATGTTCCTATCTCTGATGCTAAATCACATGTCAGTAAAACGACATATGAATTTGCCAAGAGATGGATACATAACGGATATGAAATAACTGGACTACCACTCTCCGGAATACTAAACTATCAAGGACCTGCAACGGCCCTTTCATGGTTTAGCACTATCCAGAGAAACTGGTCAGATTCAAATATGACATTATCCCGTTCTGAAATTACTCAACTTCTTAGACACGTTCTTCGTCATAAACTAGATCATAAGATCTGGTTAGAAACGAAACGTCTATGGGAAGCTATGATGTTACCAATTGGAAAGATTAGACAAGAATCCAATTTCTTACGAAATTGGGCAACCTACTCTCATTTATTAAGAGCTTATCTCGGTTGCAATGCAACATATGAACATGTGTTGCTTGCTCTCGATCAGCTTATTCCAACTATTAAGATCAAAGTGTCGACAGAAGCAATCAAATTGACTGTAAAGGGATTTACTAATTATCTTAAACAACAGATAAAAGTAGTCCGTCAACATGAACAATTTGATAGGGGGATGCTTTCAGAACTCCCGCAGTTAATTTCAACCCTCCCAGTTCTAGAGGCATCCAGAGCTTACGCTCAAAATGCACAACTTGAATTGGACCGTATGGAAGACTTATTCGCACAGGGAATCGAGGAGGAAATCCTCGAGAAACCTGTGGTGATAGGATTCGACCCTACGAGATTGATATCAAAAGACGCTGGCGAAATCAGATTTATGTCTCACTCAAAGGTAGCCAAGGAGCTTAAACTCTCCATTGGCCTTTATCTAAAAGAAAGGGAATATAAGCGATCTGATGCGTTCTGGAACAATCCAGACGCACCATTGCACTTGTTTAAAGAGGAATAACCTAGAAGCTAAACGTAGCTGTTAAAGTCAGCATTCTAAGATGTTAAAACACCTTAGACGGGCCCCAAGTCGAAAGACTCGGG